TCCAGAGCTTTTTTCATGTTTTGAATCATAAATATGATTATTATATCTAGTGTTATCTTCTCGAATTGATTGTCCGATATACTTTTTATTATTAATAAGATTGGTAAAACAATAAATAATTCCCATTATTGTAACTCTCCTTTTTTTATTTATACTATATATGAAAATAGTCACAACAACTTTGATTATTTCTGTCCAAAGTTTCCCACGGGATTACCATGCTATTACTAGTTTAGGCTTCCCCGTTAGCTTGTTTATTAAACAAACCCCAGTGGTAGCTGGAAAAGTTTTTCATTGGCTCACTTTATTGAACCACGTATTTTACGTCGTGATCTCTAATGCCTTTTTTAATTTTGTTTTCGATATCTTGCAGAGAAAAATCTGGTAGTTCTTCTATCCATAATGTAGCTTGCTTAAGAATTTCTGCCGCCTTGATTACTCTATCTCTTTCTCCATCTTCATATTGACCATTCAGGATATGCTCTTCATTAACAGCAGAAACAAAAGCCAACATCATAGTTTGTACTTCACTTTTATCTTGTTCTGTAGCGATAAAAAGAGTTGGCTGAGATTTACCATTTCTAATCCACATACCAAAGTCAGGCTCATAGATTTCGTTACACGCAAAATTACAGGCATCTGCCACCATAGTGCGTGTTTTGCCTACCCCTGTAGCTGCTGACCGAAGATAAAATTTTCTAAGTCTCGCGCCTCTAGTAACTGTATTAATAAGAGGCCCGTAGAGCGGAATTCCAACTTCTGGATGTTTTTCCAAATCCTGGATAAGCGCGAGAATATCATCACCAGCTTGATAACCTTCAGTCCCGTCGTCATCAACACATCTTAGTCTAATGTCATCAATACTAGCATCAATCATTTCAGCTATTCCCGCAAGTGAAATGTTATCTAACCAATCTTCTTGCTGTTGCTTCTTTTTTGTATCTAACACATTAGTTGGGTCATAGAACTGACGCATATCTAAGCCAAAATTATCATACGCCCGCATAAGAGTGAATTTCTTTAATCTATTGTAGTAATAATTAAAAGTATCTTGAGTAGCTATTTGTGAAATTTTAACTAGATATTCAGGACCTTTATTCTGATGAAAGATTGCATCATATTTCGGTCTGTTGCTTAAATAATCTATAATACTATCTATTGTGACGTCATTACCACTAGAATGAATATTATAAATACTACCAAAGACAATTCTATGAAACTCTTGTGCAAAATCTTCATCAGTAATAGTATATTTATCTGTTTCATCCAAGATAGAAGGAGTATTTAACACGCATCCAATTACCTGAATAACAGCAGTAGTATCAATGTAATCGCTCATTTCACTCCTCCTCTAGGAAAGAAAAAGAATTATTTCTCCGTTTCATTATTTCTCGCTCAGGAGAAGATATATGAATGGTCTTAGTCGGAAGTATATATTCATCCAAATCTATACTATCATTCTGCTGCTGCGCGAGCCATATAGAGTAGTAATATCTAGCTGCATCGTCATATTGATATGGGATAATTCCTACTCTACCTTCTGCTTTAGATAAATCGCCATGTTTAATCTCATAATGATAAACTAAAGTTTTAAGCATCCCAGAATAAGTATAATGATATTCTTTAGCATATTGCTTAATTTGTTTTGTTACTACTGCTGGTATAGTTTCATAACCAAATAATTGCTTGATATAACTATACAAATTCTCAAGATCTTGCTCTTCTGGGGTTTTAATCTTTATACCCTTTTCCGCACAAGCTTTATGGGCATATCTATTCGATCTCGGTTTTACATACTCCTCGCTATTTACATCCATTTGCTCGCCACAATACAGACATTTAACGAGATGCTTGGCCATACATATTCCTCCTTTCCATTTAATTTATATAAATATTATATCATATTATAATAAGAAAAGCAAGAGCTTCAAAGCCCTTGCTTTCTCATTTTATTCAACCATATCTTTCATATCCAAAAGAATCAGCTCTAATTGCTCACACTGAGAAGGAGTACAATCTCCAACTTTCTTACCTTTACCAAGATATTTCTCAACAAGAGCAGTAATCTTCATTGCATTAGACTGATTCTGCTCCATAAGCGTACCAACGAGACTTTGGAACTCACTCATCATGCCTTCAAAGTCATATTCCTTAGCGGCAGTAATCTGCTGTTTTTCATTAGTAACATATTTACCATCAGTCATTTCTGCTTCTTTATCAATAGCCTTGTTAAGAGCGGAAACGAGAGCTTCGTAAGAAAAGTCAATCTCGGGTTCAATATACTTAAAGCGGCAACCGCATCGAATACTATTATCAGGGGAGCGAAGAGTAAGTACCATGCGAGATGTACCATCTGCTAGCATCTTAGGATGTGCATAAGCAATAATATCGCTCATATTTTCGATGATAGAAAGTGCAGAACTCTGAATAGAGGAACCAATCTGCTGATATTCAGCTCCGTTCTGCGGCTTAACCGTCTTTTCCTTGTCATGGGACAAAAACACGATTGCATATCCCATTTGAGCCAGAGATCTAAAAGTGTCTTCGAACTCCTTTTTATATTTACTCCAGCCATTATTAGTCCATCCGCCGTCCCCGATATTGTCAATTCCAAGCTGATTACAAATATACTTCTGACACATATCAGCAGCAATATCAGCGGTATCCACAATAACACTCTGGAAAGTTTCTTTAACTTCTGGCTTTTTCAGCTCTCGCAAGACTTGTTTCATCTCGCCCCAAGATGTAATGTCTTGAGCCATCGCGCCCGGTATTGCGTTATCTTTACTACTTATAGTTTCCTATAAGAATAGACTATATCTTTCTTCTTTTTTAAAGAAGCGAACCACTTCGATTTAAGGGGTTCTCACCCACCATTAAGGCCCTACTCCTATAGACGTATTTCACGTCGCCATTTGGATAGTCGTTGAGCGTTCTTCCAAGTTGGAAGCTTCGTTGCGGATTGCCCAATCTTTAATGATTTTACCATACCTTAGTCATTACCTTCGCCACTATCTATATTACTATGATAGTTTGGTTATTAAAGCTCTAAGGGGTTTCCCGCAGTTCAATTCTTGGCGTTAATACAAATCACTTTGTATTACGGACTGTAAACGCATTTTCAAATTTATCTAATTTTCTTTTTAAACAAAACTTTTTAGTATCAGAATCATAAGCTTTACTAAGCCATTCATCTGTTTTTCCTTCTGTATATTCAACTTTATAAGTATTATTTGTACATCTGTGTTCTTGGCGAATAGAATTATTATATCCCAAAAATTCATTAATTTTAGAAATTACTTCATAAGTTCCTGTAAAATATGTTTTATATCTTTTAGTATCTTCTGAATAAGTAATCCCGCCATCTCCATCATAATATCCTAGAATCCAATAAAGTTGTAAATCTTTAGGTACTTTTTCCTTCTGTAGGATATTCTAAGTCTAAACTTTTATTTTGATGACAACCTAAAACTACTAAATCTTTTACCATTTTAACACTATTAAGATGAACATAAACATTTGGGAATTTACCCTTTTGCGAAGCACTATGAGTTACTTTTTTATTAGAGCCAACAGCTTTTAAGAATTTTTCTAAATGCTCTTCATCTTGAGGCTGCAAAGTAATATCTACTCGACCCCTATCTTCGCTAATTGAGCCATCCGCTGATAAAAATCCTAACCAATAAGCTTTTTCTTTAGTATCTATTTTTTTAAAATATGATTCATTTAAAGAAAATTTTCTTCTATTATCTTTTTGAATACCATATTTTTTTTACCTAAAGTACTTAAAGTATCAGGATTTATATCAAATTCTTTTGCTATAGTTTTATAGCTTTCTCCTTTCTCCAAATGCTTTTGAAGGTAATCCTTTCCAAGTTCTGTTAAAGAATATTTGTTTTTATAAGAAGAAACATAAGCGTTATTCATAATCCTCTTTCGAACGCTAGGAGAAGATGACCTGGCATTTGAGTGCCGAAGGTCGTCTTTCCGCTTTTCGCAGGTCCAAATAAAAAAGTAATATAGCCGCTCAGGTCTCGAGAAACCTTATGAGGCTGAACACTAAGAAGATTAATAGCCATTATTCAACCTCCTTAAAAATTGTATTCGTTCTTGTTCACAGTAAATGCGCTAGCATTATTCTGCGAATTTCTCCAATCTTCAGTCCGCTTCTTTTCTGCGGCAAGGTCAATCTCTCTCTTAGTAATCTTCTCCTGCAGCTCCACAGCAGTAATGGTACTCTCATCATCCCAGATATAAGGTTCAGGCTGCGCCCAATTAATTACATAATCCTTATAAGAAGAAACGACCTCGCGCACACTAGGCTCACCGAACGCAGATTCCTCTTCAATAGTGCGGACAGTAGTCTGAGAAATTTCAACACCCTTAACCCGAGTAAACACAGGATTTCCAGTAGAAGGCTCAAGACTCTCGAAGTAGTCAATAGCTCTAGGATTCAGGACACTAAGTTCACAAGGAAGAATGTCACCACGCCAATTAAAGACTGCACCCTTCACGATACCCTTCTCAGGCAGATTCTTACTCTCGTCGGCTTCCTTTCGAGTAAAACCATTGATAATAATATCTGCTTCAAACTCAGACCGCTTTTTGACATCAGACTTGAGTTCACTAGGATTAATCAGATGAATAAATCCACCCTCATTTCTCTTAGTGGAAACAAACTCATTATCCTTAGTATAGAAATCATTCAGTGCAATGTTGGTATTGACTCTCAGACAAGTAAGATTCTCCTTGCCATCCTTCATCACATAAGGATACTGGCCGGAAACAATACCATCAAGAATCGAGAAGTTATTATTAGAACTATCAATGTAAGAGAAGTAAACACTAATAACATTCATAAAGGTTTCATCAGTGGCAATGCTAATAGTACCTCTAATATAGTCGGTTCCGGGCTTCTTAGAGTTAGGACCAGTAACCTTCTTCTCAAGCTTATGCTCATAGAGATAACCTTCAATATAAACACTATTTACAAACTTATTCTTAGCCATATTTCTTTTTTCTCCTTAATCTTTTTAATTATTATATCATTT